CCACCGTGGTCACCGAGCCCCCACCGCCCGCAGGCCCGACGCCGCCGCCACCGGAGAACCCGGCCCGCATGGATTGATCGGCGCTGGCCTGTACGGTGTCCTGCGAGTGCGTGTCGGCGTAGTGAAAGCGCAGCTCGGACAGCAGCTTTTCGGCCCGCGCCAGATAGCGATCCGCGAGGGTGTCTTTTTCCTTCTTCAGCAGTTCTTCGCTCGTGACGAACGACACCAGCACGTCATGGAAGGATTCCGCGAAGATCGGCTCGTCGCTATCGGCCACCAGGGTGACAAGCGTGCTCCACCCATCGGCTTGCAGCGAATAGGCGAACGGCTGCACGGTATCGAGCAGGATGGTGACGCTATCGGCCCCGGCGTTCTGGAACGCCCACGTACTCGGTGTCCCTTCGGTGGACTGCGTGGTGCGCTGCGTGTTCAGGCTGACCTGCGTCAGCGTGCGGGTCGCGGCTGGCGTGGTGTTGTCCACGATCCGGTCGATCTTCTCGATCTCGGCAAAGGTGGCGGTGCGGGCACCGGGCGCAATCGACGTGCTGCGGGTGACAAAGCGGGTGGTATCAAGCCCCACCAGTGACGTGATGCGGCGGTAATGGCGATTGAGGGACTTGCCCACCCGCAGGATCGCATCGGCACTGGTCAGGTGGCAGTAGTCGGTGACGGCCGTGCGCATCTCGGCGAAGGTCATTAGTATTCCTTGCCCTTCAGCCGCCGTGCGGCCACGCGCTCATTCCGCGCCTTCAGCGCCTCACCACTTCTCAGCCACTCGTTGCGCTCGCGGCCCTCGCGGGTTTCGGATTCCTCGTACACGTCCGTCCACCGGATGACGCCGCGCTCAGCACAGGCGCGAGTGATCTCCGAGTGCGAGTCGTACCGCTTCGGGGTGCCGTCTGGATGGCACAAACCGTTTTCGATGAGCAACCCACCGGGAATGCTGTCAGGACGCACTACGGGGGCATTACGGCGCGGTTGCAGCGGACACAGCCCGAGGCCGTGCTCGCCGTTGTCGAGTGACTGGTAGCAGCGATCACAGATCATCAGGCACCACCGTCTTCCGAACGTCTGTCGATGCGCGGCGCGGCTTCCCAATTCGGGTGCGGGAGGTCGCCTGGGGGCTGGCCGGTCGGTTCGGGGACGGCGATCCCCGGCTGCGGAGGGCCGGGGGTGACAGCGGCTTCCGCGAGCTTTCGCAACATATTCAATGCGCCGCTGAGATCGCCGGGATCGGGGGCCTGATGCGTCCGCATCAGCAGGGCGAGGAAGATCGGGTTCATCAGATCTTCAGCCTTGCTGATCGACACCTTCACGGGCTCCGGAGCCTTGGGCTGCGGATCGATCACGACCGTCGCGGGATCGACCCCCGACAACTCCCAGATTTCCGTGATGATGGGCTTGGGATTCACGTAGCCGCTCTGCGCGGTGACGTTGAGCGCTTTGAGCAGTTGTTCGATGCGCTGTTCGGCATCGAGGCGTACGGTCCCGTCCGCCCGCACGGTGTAGATGAAGCTGTTGGCGAGCAGCGCCCGGTTCTGGCCGATGTCGTCGGGGAGTGCGAAGTTGCCGTAGATCGCCAGATGCCCGGCGAGCACCTTGGCGATGCCGACAAACAGCCGCGTCACCTTGTCCTGTTCCTGTCCGACCCGGCGCTGGAAGTTCGCCTGAATGATGCTGGCTTCCTTCGCGCTGCGCTCCCCGCTGGCAAACGTCCCCGTCTGGTTGCTGCCGATCTGCCACATCTCGCCCAGATCGTTTTTGATGATGCGGTCGAACTCGAACTTCTCAGCCGGGTAGACCGCACGGGCCACTTCGCCGATAGCGCGGTCAGCCGGGCCGTTCATGGGGATGAAGCCCTGATACGTGCCCTTTTCGAGCAGGGAGCGTGTGCCGCTGCTCACCCGGTTGGTATCGAACCACCGGATCGGGACAGACCCTTTGCGCTGCGCCACCATCGCGTTGCGCGAGGCGGTGAGTTCATCGACCTGAAAGCGGCCCACCGAGGAATCCGACGGCGGCAGGCTGTCATCGCTGACGTAGGTCAGCGTCAGGACGCGGATCGGGTTCTCCGTCACGCCGGCAATGCCCGTGGGCGTACGCGTCTGTCCGGTGTAGGGCTCGTTGATGACGGGATCGTCGATGCCGTCCACGAACACGAGGCGTTGCAGGGCTTTAAAGCTGGTTTCGTCGGCGTGGTAGTAGTGCCGCCAGTAGAAGACCTGCGTGTAGTTCACCACATCGGTGTCACGGAACTTGGTGGTGTCGGTGCTCAGACTGCGCTGCACGCTGCTGCGGTCGTCGCTGCCGAGCACGTCATCTTTCTGATCCGGGGTGAGCTTGAAGGCACGTTGCGCCTGTGCCCACGTCATCCGGTCGTCATGCGCCAGCCACCGGGCATGGTCGTAATTGCTGCCGGTGAAATCGGACGGGATGAGCAAGTCCGCCGGGCTGATGCGCGTCACCATGTGCCGCACGTCCACGACGTGATCGACGGTTTTCATCGGGAGCTGGATCATCCCGGCCTGCACCTGCATCTGCTGGTCAGGGGTCAGCGTTTGTGGATCAATCGCGGGTACCTGACGCGGCTCGGTGCGGGTTTCACAGGCGCAGAGGACCGCACCAATGCCACTGGCGTTGATCACATCGGCGAGCACTTCCTCGATGGTCGTCCCCACGCTGGCGTCAGTGATCGCCTGATTGATCTCGTTGGCAAACAGGTGCGTGACGGGCTGGTACTGCGGCTGGCGCGGGGTGAGGCGGATCTCGGGGGTCTGCGAATAGAGCTGTGCGATCTTGGCCTTGGTCAGCGGCCAGTCCTGATTGATGACCACCTGCTCGGTCGTATGCGCGGTTTCGCTCTGCGTGCCGCGCCGGGCGTCCACGTTCTGCTGCCAGAGCCAGATGAGCGAGTCCCGACGCGTCCGGGCCGCAGCCAGCCGTGAGCGCCAGACGCCGGCGTCTTCGACGGGATCGATGGCCTCTGGTGTCTCGGCGGCGGGTGGCTGGTCGAGCAGTGTGGGCATAAACACACAAAGCCGCAGCCCCCCTCACGGGGAGCAGCGGCCTTGTCACCTCAAGGGAAGGAACGGGTTACGCCGGGCTCAGTTGCGACTCGGCGTAGAGCTGATCGACTAGATCGGGAAAGTCCTTCACCAGCCGGCTGAAGTTCATGCGGTCCTCGATGGTGGCGGCGGGATAGCGCAGGAAAATGCGCTGCTTCTCGTCCACCACCACCGACACCACACCCTTCAGGTACTTGCCCGTGGGGATCGCCATCAGCTTGTCGATGGTGTCCTGCGTGAGCCCACGGGCTTCGACCGCAAAGGCGTTCTGGTACACCGGGCGCGGGAGCGCGGCGTAGACGCCATCTGCGTGCAGTTTGGCCTGATAGCGCGGGTCGTCGAACCCCATCGCCTCCGGCTTCGCGTTGGCTTGGAGCTGCGAGAGGGTCGCCGCCACCTGCGCCTGCGAGGTGCCGATCTTGTCGGCGAGCAGCACGATGGCCGAGGCGAGGTCGTTCTCGTCGGGTTCTTCGGGGGCCGTGGTTCTCATGGGCACTCCGTTATCTCGGTTCGGCGGTGCTCGGCAGCGAGTTGTCCGGCACGAGGATCAGACCCGTGCAGGCCAGCCACTTCACCACCAGCTTCACGCCGGGACGCAGCACGCCGCCGGGCAGGGCGTTGCCGGGGGTGGGCGGGACACCGGGCATCCCCGGCAGGCTGTTGTCGGGTCTGCCGCCCTGTCCCGGCAGGCTGTTGTCGATGGTCGGGTCAAACGGGAACACCGGCAGCGTGGCGATGGACCCCGGAGGGCCGGCGGGCAGGCTGTTGTCCGGGCGTCCGGGTGTGGCCGGCCGGCCGTAGCCGGGATCGACGGGACCGCCGGCGTCGCCAGCTCCGTCCAGATACGTGATGATCGCAAGTCGTGGCATGTAGTCTCCTAAACTATTGATTCAATTACACTTAGGCTAGGTGAAAAGGACGCCTCCACGGCTGCGGTTGCTGGTGGCGAGCTGGGCGACTGAAAACACCTTCATGTTGCTCATGGCCGCGTTGATGTGATCGACGGGCTGGCGGCGCGAGCGCCACGCGCTTTTCACCACGTACAGCTTGGTGTTCTGGGTGTTGAACATCCACGCGCTGTCCTGGAGGACCGTGGGGGCCATCGAGAAGATATAGTCCGCCGTCTTGAACTTGAGCGCCTTGAACCCGGCGATGCCGGTTTCGACATCCATGTAGCGCTGGTTGCTGACGAGGCAGGCTTCAAAGGCCCCGTGCATGGTGGCGTTGGCGACGATGAGGTTGGGCGTCAGGCCGCTAGAGCCCTTCGCGCACCGGTTCCACAGCGTGGTGTAGTCGGCGATGAGGGTCGCGCCCGTGTGAATGTCCCAGTCGAGAAACTGGTTCTTCCACCACGTCTCGGTGCCGGCGACGATGGTCCCCACGGTACCAAGGCCATCTTCGGTAAACAGATCCACCAGCGTGTTGAACCCGTCGGTGCCGCCCGTCACCGCAAACATCGCCGCCTCGAACGCCTGATCGTGGGAGTTGATGCAGTTGTCCACGATGGAGGTGATGAGATCGACTTTCTGGTTGCGGTCGGAGTTGACCGCCTCGTCGAAGAAGCTCCAGTTCACCGGGGCCACGACAGGAATGTAGGAATAGGACGCCGCCGTGATCACGCTCGTCTTGGTGGTGCCGGTGACGGTGGTGTCGGTGGCGAGGAAATCGACGGCGCTGTTGGCCTGATAGTCGAGGGTGGCTTGGAGGGTGGCTCCGCCGGGCATCCGCTTGAGGCCCCCGACTTTTTCGAGGTACTTGAGGAAGGAACTGTCCGACCACTGGTCGGCGGTCTTGTTGCGTTCGAGCACGACATCATCAAACGTCGTGGCCACGAGCTGACTGAACGGTACGGCCATGAGCCGCCTCCTGTCTGGGAACCAAAGCTACCGCTGGAAACTCGGTAAGGCCCGAGGCGAGCCGTGGTCCCTCTTGAGGCGGGGGCAGTCCGCAGGCATGATGCCTGCGGAACAAACCCGATGTCAACGCACGTTCAGTTGTCGGTGTCGGGGTACTCCCCCGCGTTGGCCCATGCGCGCCAAAGGGTGAGGGTCAGTGCCCGCAGGCTGATCCCTTCCTTGGTGGCCTTGGCGTGGACCTTGTGGTAGAGGGCCGGCGGGATGCGGTCCAGATCGTACCGGATGCGTTTGTCGGGGGAGGGAAACTCCCGCGAGAACCCGCGTTTTTTGGCGTTGGTCTTCGCCATCAGCCTGCGGCCATCAGACCGCCGCCCCGCGAAACATCGCCGGGTAGACGACATCGCTTGACGCACGCAATCCGCACGTCAGACATTCGTACGACTCAATCCCCTCGGTACCAAAGCTGTCTCGCTTGATCACTTTCACGCCTCGACTATCGAACGTGTGGCCCTTCGCCCACCCGCCCATCTTTTTGGGGTTATGGGGCTTGGCACACGGCTTCCACGTCGCGTTATGGTTCTTCACTTCTGACCTCCTGAGAACCATCATATCACAATACCGGTATTGTTGTCAAGTTTCGTTCACCGCTCCAATCGGCTGAGCACCTTGCTGGCGATGTCGGATGTGGAGATCGCCGGGGACTTGCGCGGCGTATCGCCGCCGCTTCTGGGGACGGCGGTACCTTTGGGGGCCGCGTTGAGTTCATCGAGGATGCGGGCGCGTTTGGCGGTGTCATC